CAATGATTGACATGAAAGGTAACACAGAAGCTATGAAGAAGTACTTGAATGACTTTGCTGACAAGGTAATAGTTAGCACTGAGTACTTGAAGAAAGCTTTAGAAGGTCTTGTTGATGTCAATAAGATTGTTGTCATACCCAACATGTTGACACGCAAAGAATGGCACTTTGACAGAGCTAAGTCTGTTAGAGGTGACAACATCTTGTACTATGCTGGTTCACCAACACACTACAACAATTCTAAGAAGATGCCAGGTGACTTTAGTCAGGCATGGGTAGATTATTTGCAAGACAAGAAAGTAATCATTCAAGGTGTCACTCCTTACTTCATCAAGCCAATTGCTACACAAAGCTGGTCACCTTTGAACATGTATGCACATGACTTCTATGTTGGTACTAGACAATGTGACTTCATCATTGCACCTTTAGCTAACAACGTATTCAACAGATGCAAGTCTGATTTGAAGTACTTAGAAGCTTGTGCAGTTGGTAGAGTATGTCTGATGAGTGAATTTGAAGATGGACCGTACAATGGTGCACATCCTTATCAGCTCATTCCTGCAAGTGCTACAAAGAAACAGTTAGAGTATTGCATCGAAAGAGCTAGAGAGAATTACATTGACATATTGAACTATCAGTATGAATACTTGAACAATAGATGGCTTGACAACAACATTGGTTTGTATCATGCTCTCTTCAAAGATCGTGTAGAAATTTAATGTTTACACCTGTCAAGTAATTTATTATAATATCAATATCCTTAAGATACTCCTCCATAAATCACCTCAAAGCTCGTCTAGGTCCTATCACAAATCCTCCCCTAGACGAGCTTATTTCATAAAGAAAGCTGCTCAATGAAGAGCAGCTTAAATTATTTAGTTTAATTGAATATTACATTGCAACCAAGTTAGCTGTGCTGTCCTTGACAAGTACGAGAGTACATGCACGAGGTTCAACAATACCAGCAAGAGATGCAACTGCCCAACGTGTCTTGTTCGAACCCTTGACCACGTCTACTGCTCTACCTTCAAGAACCTTGATTCCTTCAACAGAATCAGAGCTTTCATCAGCGTTAGACCAATCGAGCTTGTTAAGAGTTTCGAATTCCATTGCTCCATCGATACGGAAGATACCAACGAAGTAATTACCAGCAGTCAAAGTATTTACAAGCTTTGGACTAGAAATATTAGCAATGTCGATGTTCTTTCCATCAGCATCGCAAACTTCACGAGTACCAACACCGGTGAAGTCCTTCTTGTAAGTGATTAACTTACCAGTAGCATCAAATGCAGCAACGAATGCAGCCAAGCTAGATGTCTTATCACCAACAGTGTCACATGCATAGAATCCATCAATGAAGATTGGCATACCTTTCTTGATCTGAATGCTTGCATCAGAAAGTGTGATAACGTTAATGTCGACAGAGCGTTCATATTCTGTACCAGCATCAATAGTGATAGAGCTTACTGCAATAGAGCTAACAGTTGCAGAAGCAAGCTTATTAGCAAGATCTGCGCTAACGTCAATGTTTGGCATGAACTGAGATTCACGGAATTCAGTACCAGAGAAATCACCAAGCATACCAGTCTTGTAAAGTGGTTCTGCTTCAACAGGAGTGAAGCTCTTTCCACCAGCTGCCATGACAGAGTCGATCATTGGGTCAACGAATGCATAACGCTTGTCACTCGAAATAGAACCAAGGAATCTTGAAGCCTTGGAGAGTGGCATCCAACCAGTACCAACGAATGCAGTATTCTGCAAACCAATATCACTATCAACAGTTGCCTTAACGACACCGTTGATCAACTTCTTACCGTTAGGATATGCAATTTCCTTATCCCATTCGACGTCGGTCACCTTCTCTAAGAGATTGGTGTCGATCACGATGTTGCCCAACTTAATGTCCTTCGTGACCTTACGTTCGACAAGGTTGCTGACATGATTGGACATGTCCACACCTTCAGCATATTCACCAGCATCACGAATCACGAATTCGTAACTGCGACCATTGCGCTTTCCTTCGAGCTGGTCCTTAAAGTAAGCCTTAGAACCAACGGTCAAATAAGCAGCAGCTTCAGCTGCACGAAGTGCAACAAGGTCAGTCTTCTTGTTAGTAACAAATGTATTAGCCATAATATATAACTCCTAAATTAGCCTCTTGGATGCTGTCTTAAATAGTTGTTCCAGTAAGATGAGTCTTTGACAGCAGGCACAGAGGATGTGTTGTTTGAAATTTGTTTACCGATGACAGGAATAGATGGTTTCTGTTCAACGGGCTTGTCTGGCTTAGCATGATGTTTCTCAATGATCTCGTCAGCAATCTTCTCTATGTTCTTCTTCAGTGAATCTTTGTCTGTTGATCTGAAGAGTCTTGATAGGACAGCGTTGTTGGTCATCAATTCTTTCATGACAATTGGATATTCAGGCATCGTAGACAAATAGTTGAAGACTACTTGATCTTTGTCAACTTCTGTCACAGCTTCATAGAAAGCTGCACCATTCTTTGCAATCAGATCTTCGTATTCTTTACGTTCTTTGTCGTCAGGATAGCAACTTGCTACTCTACGAGCATCTTCTTCCAAGTCATACTTCAACTGTTCTTCTTTGTCCATTTGTTTGATATGCTTGATTTCGTCTTGCATATCTCTTTCTTTGAACTTCCAGTTGACGTATTCGTCAGTCTTGATGTTACCTTGATCGTCTTTGAAATGTTCAGGCTTTAGGCCAGATTGTTTAGAGATAATATCTTCGAGCTCTTTGATGCGAGCTTCATATTTCTCTTTCTGTTCTTTACGTTTCTTCTTCTCACGAATAAAGGCGTAATCACGTTGATTGTCTTTGTCTTTCACTTCAGACTTTGTTTCAACTACTTCTTCTTTAGGTTTGTCATCACCTTTAGGTTCAGCAGGTGTTTCTGTCTTCGGTTCTTCACCAATTTCTTTATCAGAGTTACTAGCTGGTGCTGCTTTAACTTCTTCCGAGATTTCTTGATTGACAGGTTCTTTACTTTCTTCGGATTGCTTACCTTTGAGGTTGGCAAGATATTCGTTTGCTTCTTCTGTAGTCATTACGGTGACCGTCCTTATACCAGTGTTAAATTTGTGTAGCATAGCCACTGTTACTATACTACAAATATGGACAGTTAGGGAATCGAACCCTACTCACTAACATTGCAAATGTCGGTCGCCTCCTTGGCACATGACCGCCCTTGGACAAGACTTATTAGCGTCTTGTTCATAATAATAATTAGTTACGCACTATAGTTGCCCTTGATATAATTGTTGAAATATTGTCCAAGAGATGGACTATTTATCCATTCTGCAACAGTTTCAGGCTGCATACCAGCAAATGCATAATCTTTGTTACCCATCTTGACAAGTAAATAGTTAGCTGTAGGATCGTAATCAAAGTCACCTACCCACGAAGAAGACTGTGAAATAGCTCTACGTGGATTTGCATCTAACCAGTATCTTGGGTCAAGACGTTCTCTTTCTTCAGCTTGTGCTTGCAAAGCTTGCATAGCAATAGCCTTAGCAGCAGGTGGCAAAGCCATGAACTGCTGATATTCAGGCAGAGTAGTAATGTCCAAGAGATCATCATGCTCTTGTTGCGTCTGTCTCTTAGTAGCTTCTCTATTGCCAGCCTTCAATGCGTTGCCAGCTAATGAAGTATCACCATTGTATACACTGAAATGCATTTACGCTCCTTTGACAATATCAGCAATCAATTTGTCATGTTCAAGATTTGTCTTGTTCATTTCCTTCTCAGCTTCAAGCATCAATTTGTCATTCTGTTCTTGAATGTCAGCTTGTGCTTTGACAGAGTCAAGGCCTAGTTTAGCTTCTTCAATTGCTACCTTGTTAGATTCTGCAATCTGGAACTTGTTGAAGTCTAAGATACGAGATTCTCTATTGTCAAGCATAGACACTTGCATAGTCTTGATCTGTTGCTTCAAGTCTTCATTCTCAGCCTTTAGTGCAGCCATTTCGTCTAATGTAGCTTCTGTCTGAGCCTGCATCTGCTTCATCAAGTGAATTGCAGCAGGATCTTGTGCTTCAGTTACGAAGTTAACATCAGGTGGTAAGTTAGCAACAATGTTACGAGAAAGTTCATCACCTAAATCATTCTTCAAAGAATCAGCAAAGTACTTAGCAATCAAAGGCTTCATGTTGTCAGGCATGATAGTTGCTAAAGCAGACAATTCTTGACGAACTTTCATTTCACGAGTAATGACGTTAGGGCCATTCTCTAGTGTGAACTTCAAGTCTTCACCATTGTTGACCATCTGAATGATGATCTTTGCAATCATTCTGACAGCTTTATAAGCATTGTTGTAATAGTTTGCAGTATTACTTTCTTTCGAGATTTGCTGTCTTAAGATTTCTGTAGCAGTCTTCTCTGGTTGTGTGTTAGTAATGCCAGTAAGAGGAATGCCCATGGTGTCTTCCATGAGTGTTCTACAAGTAGTGATAGTAGCTTGCAAGTCACCAGTCTGGAATGATTCAGTCAAAGGTACTGGCTGATGTTCACCTTTCCACAATACTGCAACAGCATCATCTTGGTTAGACATAGCTAGTGACTGTTCAAGTCCATCGATAGCATCAACGTGACACATATAAGATGCTTTAGGGCTTCTACCACAACGTTCAATCATTGTAGAATAAGCAATGTTAGCACCTAGTTCCAACGAAAGAGTCTGTTGAATGATACCGTTATAGTTGATCTGGTTGCGTTCATAGATTTCATTACCAGCTAATCTTACAATAGGAATGATCTTGATAGGCAATGTTTCTTGTCTAACAACTTTGTCACCAACAATCTGATAGTAGTTGACTGTGCCAGCATCATTCTTGATGTAGTACGAAATTTGTGCAATGCTATCTTCAGGCACATCCCATTGTTCCATCAGAGCAAAGTTGATGTAGCACTGAGTACGAGGATACGTGATAGGAGCAACATCTTCACCATATAATCTACGAGCTTTCTTCAAAGGAATGAAGTTGATGATTGCACCTTCTTCTGCATCAGATCCTTCAGGTGTTGCACATGATGGGTCAAATGCGACAGCATCAATGTGAGATGCACTTTCTAGCAAGATCTTTGGCATGCCAGTTAGTTCATCTTCGATAGTTGTAACGACCAAGAAGCCGTAGCCTGTTAGAACTGCTTTGCGGAATGCATCGACGATAGATGATTTACTATCATTATCACTTTCAACAGTATCGATAACTTCTTGTATTTCACCGAAAGCTCCTTGCTTGTTTACCAATTCAGTATGCCAAGGAGAGTTCGAAATAGGAGATGCAATGGCGTTGCACATTACATTCCAGTTATTCATTGACAGATTTACTCTGTTCTTATTTCTACGATATTTCTTTCTAAAGTCGTCTGTCCAGAAGTCGCCGCTATACAGATTCAAGTCTCTAACTGCTCGACTAATCGTGGCATTGAATCTAACGTCAGATTTCTTTAGAAATGTATTGCATTGTTCAATTATTGGATCCATTTGAACCTCTTATAGTCAATAATTAGAGTTGAGTGAACTGAACATCTACGTAATCACCATTGCTGTTGTTACCGAAACCAAGCATGAAGTTATGCAGCTTCCAAGCGAATTGGCTTGTGCTAGATTTCTCAATATCACGTGCAAAGTCTGGTTTGAAATTAGAAGTCAATGTGTTAGTCCAGTTAGAGCTGAATACACCACCAGGACCGAAATAGTTAACAGAATTGCTTGTATTGCCAATAACTTCACCCATGAGCTTTACTGTTACGTTCTGAGTGCCAATCGTGAATAGAGGAATTTCAGCGAAATATACATCATTATTGTAGCACAAAGCACCTAGTATTGGGCCATTAGCAGTACTAAGTTCACCTAACACTCCAGGTCCTGTAGTATAACCAGACACGTTGACAACGCCTCTGATTACGCCAGTCTTCATCTCCATTGTACCTGTATTGCCTTTATAAGTGTACACATTGTAGTTATCATACACACTAGATAATGAGCGATGAACAGTGATTGGTTCTACAGAAAGACCAACGTTGTTAACAACACTTAAACCACGCACAAGATCAACGATAGTAGCATGTGGGTCTTGTGAGTTAATTGTACCGATTTCAATATTACCAGCAATAAAGTTGTTGACAAAGTTGCCCGAAATAACACGATGCACATGATAGACAGTGCCAGTAGCTTCTGGGTTAGTGTAAACTGTGATTTCATCAGGTTGGTCAACACCGTAGATCTGAATTGTATTGCCAATGTTGCAATCCTTGACGTCACAATAGCCGCAATGAACATCAGCATTAACGACTGTGTTGTACAAGAATGCATTGTCTGCATCGAATGAGCCAGTACCAGTAATGTTACTATTCTGTCCATTCAAATTAGCTAATCTGATTCTGTCTTGTGTAACGTTGATAGTAGAATCTTGAAGACGAATTGAGCAACCTGTTACAGCATCATTTGCTATTGTAACAGTCATTTCACAATTCTTGAAGATGTATGTGTTAGCAGCCTTACCTTCTAACGTCAAAGCACCTGCACAGTTCTCAATGTAATATGTGTGTGCATTCGCAGATTCTTTCAAAGTAGCATTTGCATTTGTAGTCTTGTAGTTGAGCAACCATCTATCACTGTCAATGACATTCTCCCATGGATTCTGCGCAGTCAATAGACCTTCCCAGTCATAATTTACTTGCTGTTGCTGATCTTTGATACGAAGCCACATTAGCTGCTTATGTTCAAAGTCGTTGAAGTCTGCAATGCAGTTAGCATCGACATGAATGAATGGTGAGCCATAGAACATGTCTTCTGTTAACTTACAATTTACAAAGTAGCAACCTGCAGAAATGTTGTTCTTCGAATTGATGATACAATCTGTGAATGCAGAGATACTGTTCAAAGACTTATTCAAGTTGACAGTGCACTTTGTGAATGAGCATACTTTGTCAGTAGACACGTTCAAATCAACTACACAATTTGACAGTGTAGTGTTATAGAAGTAGTCGTCATTATCTACAATAACATGCTGAGGATTGATGAATAGATATGCACCCCATGAAGTCTTGACAAACTTAGCATTTAAGTTCGTAGCATGATTCATGAACAGTGGATCACCAATGATTTCAGTTGTCCAAATGTTAGACGTACCAGTGTCAATAAATGTCACATTCTTTGCAACATCTACAACAGGTGTAGTGAATGTCAAGTTATTGTACTTGTAGTATTTGTAGTCACCATTTGCAGAGAAGTATGGTTTGACATTGACAGCATTACAATAGTCAATCCATTGCACTAGACGAGCAGTATCACCATTGAAGTTTGTAGTATTACGAGGAAAGATGCCATAGTGTCTGCTATCACAGTGTTCTGTTGGCTTAACCATCTTCCAACGACCTGTTAGCAAGTTGTTTGACTGAATAACAGCGCCGTTATCATCGTTGTCTTCCGAAGATGCATACCAGATGTAGTTGATTGGTTCTTTATCACCACATTGATTATAGCCTAGCAATGTAATGACTTTGTAGCCATTAACAGAAGGTACTAAGTTGACGTCTAAAGCACGTAATTCTGCAATAGTATTGACACACATAGCAGCAGTAGAAGTCAACTCGAACTGAGTCTCATTGATATTCTCAGATGTGTACTGCAATGACCACTTAGTATCATCACTAATGTCGATGTCATGCTGATTGGTCCATGTGCCGTCACCAATGTATTTGTAGAAATAAGCAACAACGTCAGTGTCGATGAAGACCTGATGTTCTGTACGGCCATATTCGTCAGTCAAGATTGGATTGTCCAAAGCAGTACCATCGCTATCATAGATAGGTGCTACAGTATTGCCATCTTTGACATTGAACATGACACAGCCATGTAGTGGCTTGTTGTTATTGTCTTTGTATCTTAGCCAGTTATCGAAATTTCTCATTATCTCTCCGAGTATAGAAGTCCTCTAGCTCTTAGTTCATCAAGAATTCGCATATTCTCTTCGTGTTCTGCTTTCTTCTTTGCATCTTCTTCTAGAGCTTTCTGAAGAGCAGGTCCGATGAGTGGTATTCTTGTTAGTGCTTTACCTTGTTCGTCTCTATAGCCAGCAAATTCATTCGTGAAATAGTTCTTTGCAGCTTCTTCACGAGCAAGTTGTGCTTTAGTCTTCAACTGTTCAGTAGCAGTACCAAGTCCGAGTTTGTCGTAAGATCTAGTCAACGATGCACTGACAGGCGAATATGTACTAGTTCTATTTATGAACTTGTCTTTAACAGGCACAAATTGTTCAGTCTCTGTGGGTGTTATCACAGTATTTGCGTCAAGCTTATTCTCTTTGATGTATGCAGTTGCTTTGTCTGCTAATGTTGTGCCTTCTTGTTCTGCGACGTCAAACACGTACTGCTTCTTGCCTGAAATAGCTGCATACACTTCAGGATCAGATTCCATCAGCTTAATCATTTCTTGTGCTTTCTGTCTTGTAGCTTGTGGTACTCTAGGATCGTTTGCAAGATTGACGTTGAAAGTATACTGCTTTCTAATTTCATCTACAGTTTCTTTAGCTGTCTTGCCGAGTGCTAATTCGTTCAATTCTTTGCTAAAGCCCGGTGCCATACGGTTAATACCTGCACCAGCACCACGTAGTAATGCACCACCGATCAAATTGACTGCTGTGCCCGAGCCAACATCACCCCACTTGAATTTGCTACGCTCATTGTTAGCATCGTCGTAAGCAGCATAGTCTAAAGCTTCTGTTGCTAATGGTGCACTAACGTTAGCTAATAGTCCGCCGACTATATTCTGAGCTGTTGGATTAGAGATTACTCTTGCAGTCTGTCCATAAGGTATTGCATATAGAACATTCTGAGCTGCATCGAGCGCATTATCTTTGATAGAAGGTTCTTCACCTCTAGCAATAGCTTCTTGTGCTCTCGGTCTAAACATGTGTAAAGCTGCACCACCCAAATTATGAAAGAATGCTGTAGGAGAGTCAAACCAGCCTCCTTCATCTTCGCCAGTAGCAATGTCGTGACGTCTCTTTGCTGTAGCTTCTTCTGACATTTCTTTGACGAGCTGTTTAGGTTCTTTACCATTCTTCTCTGCAGCCAGTGCAATTTGCGAATATGGTATGTTCTCGAAATTCTTATACCAATCTTCACCAAATTCTTTCTCTTTATCGACTTTACCCGTTCTTGGTTCACCAACGAATGCCTTAGTTACATTCGGCATCAAGTTTAATTCATCTGTAGTGAACATTCTTAATGGCACATCTTTGTTAGCCCATGCAATGTTTACTGCATCATTATAACTTTCAGCCTGATCGATGTTGTTGTACAGACCTTCAAGAAGTGCTTTCTTAGTAGAGCCTTCTGGATATTCAGAATAAACATCAAAGATCTCATCGAGCAACTGTTGTGTAGCTTTATCGTGTTTCTTATCAGCCATGTAAACCTCTTATTTCTTGCCGTATTTAGCCTTAACAGCACGAATCTTTGCTGCATTATCTCCTGCAGCTTTCAATTCTGCTTGATATGCAGCTTCTAAATCTTCATTTGTCTTACCTTTCTTCTTCTCTTCGATTTGATATTTAGTTATCAATTCAGGTTTATACTGCTTGATAATTTCGAATGCGTCAGCATAAGCTTTCTTCTGTTCCTTTGTCCATTGCTTCTGTGGTGCGGCAATAATTGGATCTAGAACTTGAATTGCATTATTTACTTTCTTAGCAATTGCTACAGGTTCTGCATCTTCTGTAAATTCTGTAGAAACAGTAAATGATTGAGGATCATCTGCATAATAAGGTAAATTACGATTTGCATAATTAAGCTTAATAGCAGCTTTACGTGCAGCTAAGACGGTTTCTGGTTTATCTAAATCAACTTTGCTAATTGCATCTTCATATTCAGCTTGTGCAAGCTCAGCTTCTAACTTAGATTTAACTACTGCTTTATCTCTTTCGATTTCCTTATCAGATGCAGCAATGTCTTTGTTCAGCTTAGCAATATCGTATGTATTCTGTCTGTTCAACACATTCTCTGCTTTCTGGAATTCTTCTTGCTGTTTCTGACGTTCAAGTGCTTCCAATGCTCTCTTCTCAGCTTCAGATGCTTGGAATTGCTGCTGTTGTGCAATCTTGTCTTGATCGTAGTAATTACCAGCAATCTTGAACATTGCGTCTTGTGCTACTTTGCCAGAATTAGCTACAGCATTACCCCAGTTCTGCCCCATTTGAGCAACTCTGTCATAACGATTCTTTAGATAGTTAGACTTGCTCTGTAAAGCATTGGCTAGCATTCCGCCGTAGTTGATATTATCACGTGTATAAATTCCCATTGTCAACTCCTATTAGTAGAGACCTGCGATTGCAGAAGCATAACCAGCTTTAGCATTCAGTCTGTCCTGTTGTGCTTGCATGATGTCAGACATCTGACTATCTCTTGTATTGTAGTAGTCTTGTGCAAGATCACCTTGTAGACCCAATTTGTATTCTGTGCCTGAACGAAGTGCATTCAATCTGTTCTGGTTGTTGTTAATTGCGTCAATGTATTGCTGATATGCAAAGTTTCTATCGTCTCTATAAGCTTCTTGTGCTGTTCTGTACAATTCATCAGACTTCTCAGCAGTGCCCTTAGCAATGTTCAATGCTGCACCAGTTCCTCTGCCAAGACCTGCACCAGCAGCGCTATGCTGAATAGTATCGCGAGTATCACCGATGATCTGTGCGTAGTATGGATTGACAAAGTCTTCTTGTTTCTTGTCGTAGTCGAATTCACCAACTTCAGCTGCATAATCTTCAGGATTGTAGCCCTGAATAGCTTGTTTGTACTGATTAACGTCTTGTTTAGTGCCAAGAGAACCACGTGTTGAGTAATACTGATTGATCTGATTGATCAGTTCGTTATACTGTGCGTCTGTGATTCGTCCTTCCTGCAGCAATCTGTTAGCAGCATCTTTACGTGCATCTGCTTCTCTTTGAGCAGCTTTGTCAGCATAATAGCCCGAAATTGCTGCACCACCAAGTTGTCCAGCAGCACCAGCAATAGCTCCAGCAACGATTAAAGGTACCATATTTGATCTCCTATAGTTTAATAAATAGCCTTAATTCCATTTCTGCAAGACGAGTATGCCGAAGCCTGTGACATCTTTGGGAATGTTGCAATTAAGTGTTGAATTTGTTATCTTTATTCTTTGTCCATTTGACAACTGAATGAAACCGTCGTAGACAGTTGGCAATTTCTCATTATTGTACTTAGCTCCACCTTGCAAGTTAATGATGAGCAAGTTCTTGATGACAGTGAATGTAGCCTTTGAGTCTCCCACCTGTCCCCATTGGCCACGTATAGATTCTGCATAATTCTGATTATCCTCAGATAATCTTACTATCTTTATATCTATCTTATTCATTCCCATCTCCATTTGCCATCAACTTTAACACGATGGCGACCTTTAAAGAACGCTGATATCTTGACTTTAGCCTCATCAGATACATGTATGCCTTTATGCGAGGCTGAACGCTTAGCATTAGCTTCAGCGCTTTGATGCTTTCCTCTAATAGGACTATATAATAAATTCCATTCTCTTACCTTTGCACGAACCGATTCATTATGCATGCAATTATGTTCTGACATCTTTCGCTTAGATTCTTCTGTATGATGCATTCCACTAAAGTTGCCTTTCAATAGACGTTTGACAGCAAATGCCTGCTTTGAACGCATTATAGAATCAGACGAACATAGCATAGCCAATTTATGAACCTTTATATGATCCTCTTCAGTAAGCAACACTAGATTAGCATCACTATTATCAATAGGAATGCCTTTCATCTTGAACCAGCATTTGGGTATAATATGATGCTTATGACCTTTAGCAGGAGGATTAAGTCTAGCTGCATTGATTATATTCATCATAGCAACGAAATGCTGGTTATATTCAAATACGTCAATCATGTTAGCTCCTTAGATAAAGTTTGAACATGGACTGAAAGCAATCTTTAAATTCTCAATAGCAAATGGAATTTCTTCTGTAGTAGAGATTTCTAACGTAAAGTACTTACCCATTCCTAAATGCCATGCAGTTGTGCTATAGTCATATTGACCAATCTTGCCCAAGTAATAGTCTTCGTAGTCACTCCATGTTGATCCGTCCCAAGAATATCTGATAGAAATACGAGGATTTAGCTCCATGTTTGTGTACTGATCGTTGAATGAGTGTTGACCATTATTACATATAATTTCAGCAGAATCAATATAGAATGGACAATCTTGTGAAGTTAGAACACCACCTCTACGAATCTTTAGCATGACTCTGCCATCATGTTCAGAGTACTTGTTCTCGTCCATGTAGCAAAGAGCATTCATCGTGCCAACATAGACTTTGTTATATGCAAATGTAGCATGATTATAACGCCAGAATGTCAATCTATTGTCATTATCATAACTTGCTCTGTAATGCCAAGCTTGTTCTGTGACATCGTACACATACGTCTTCTTACTATCTTCGAATGTCAAAGAGTAGAATACATGCTGGTGTTCTTGCCAGATAGATGCATAAGCATTATGTGGATTGACTAATTGTGTAATTTCACGTTCAATGTCTTGTGTAGAAATACGTGTGATCTCTGTGTCTTTAATCATAAAGACGCCATTGTCACCGATATCAGAAGAGCCAAGCCATAGCACAGTGCTTCCAAGCATGGCCAAAGAGTTTGGAGCTTTGATGCCGATGTTACCAGCAGCGTTGTCAGGAGATGAGAAAGGATTGTTCTTGTCGTCATTGTATGAGAATACCTGCCAAGATCTTTCACCGAATGTGTACAGCTTAGAACCATTTGAACAGAGTGCAATCGTATTGTCTGGACACCATTCAGAGTACGTAATGAAACCATACTTTGCATATTCTACTGTACCAACTCTGAATACATCGTATTTCTCAGGATCGTCCGAAGCTGTACCATCGATGAAGTCTTTATATAATGTGTAGTAACTATCGTGTATTTCACCAGCTTTGTACTGCTCTTTCGTAGCATCATCTAGTGACATCCACCATGAGATGAAGTTGTTACGCAATTGATAGAAAGCAGCATCTTCACTGTCTTCAATTTCAAATGGGTACTGATATGATGTGTAGAATGCGTCAGTACCAGCATCATTAACAATCAGATAGCCGTACAAATAAGCACAGTGTGTTGGCTTGATGTGTGTATCTGTCGAATTTACTCGCAAAGGTAATTGAATGCTTCTAAAGTCTAATTGCTGATCACCGACAGACAAGCCAGTGTTAACAGCATATACGCTATAACCATCCACAATGATAAGATGTGGATGTGCAGAACCATAACCACCAGTTTCTGTCATGTGACATTCTGTGTTATAGCTACCCAATGTAGCTATATATTCTACGTCATTGTCTTCGTTGATCAGATATAGCATGTTGCCATATACTGCATAAAGTACTGGTCTGTTATCATATCCTCTTGACACTCTGTACATGCCTCTGCATTTGCCAGAAATGAAAGCAGCTTGTACTTCACCTTGACATGTTCTCATCACAAGAGATGTAGAGTGTTCAGTCGGATTCTGTCTTTCCAAGAACATATTAGTAGACTCACCCAAACCTACCTTTGCCAAGTTTGAGTGAGTAATGCTACCAGCAATGTTCTCAATAAGTTTGACTGTAGATGCCATTATAGCCAGCCTCCAGAAATCAATTCATTCTGTGTTAGTCTTCCACCATTATAGAAGTCGTATGGTTCTCTCAATATCATTCTCGTTACAGCTTTAGGTGTACGTACGTTATCGACCAATGTCTGAACTTCTAGTTGAAGACGTTGCATCTGTGCTTCATCCAAGCGAGGATATTCCAGTGCTAGCTTATGAGCAAGAGCTACAATCAATAGTTCTATGTAGTTGTCTGGTATGAACAGATCATCATCAAGATCGAAGTCTAATGATTCATTGTAGTTGATCTTCAGTCTGTAATTCTGTCTAGCAACATTTGGCTTTAGTTGGATGAGCCATTCACCTTCAGACTTCTGTATCAAAGTATAAACATTTGCATCATTGTAATAAGAATCAAACTTGTATGCAGGTACAAACTTTAGTTCATAATGTTCTGCATATTCTGTATTCTTTGGAGTGACAAGATAGAGTGAGTTGATCTTTGCAACATCTCTTACTTGAATGTGCTGCATCTTCATGTATTCTCTCATCTGTTGAATTCTGAGAGTTTCTTGATAGATATACTGATTGTGCCAGTCAAATACACCAGGTGCAGGTTGATATACTACGTAGATGTAGTCGTTAATGCCCTTGACCATTGCCCAAGTGTTATTCTCATAATCTTCTTCGTCGGGTGTATATGCTTCCATCTGTGGCACAGATTCAAAGTACATGTTGTTCTTGCCTTTGACAATGTCAGTTTCATCCCATAGATGTGTGAACTCTGCGTTATTAACAATAATAGAGTTCTGTGTAAAGTTCAACAGGTTGTCATAATTGTACTTATTGACAACACCTTTCAATAGACGATAAGCATTCTCTAATATGTCACCTGGAATAGCTTGACGTCTAGGTACAAGATTTACTCTAGTAACAGCTTCTTTAATTATTTCACGTACGTTCATGTGTTACCTCTATTCAATAAATAGTTACAGGCTTCTTGATTTAACCTGTCATAGTCATCTCTTGACATATGTTTGAAGTATCTTTCGTATACTTTGTCTGTATTACATATCAAGGGTCTGTCCTCGTAGATAGCACATTTGTTATCATCAGTCAAGAACTGACAAATGCCATCACCCCTATCGAGTTCTGGCATTAGTTTCGGTGCTTCTCTACAACAATATGCTTTGCAATCTTTACATTCTATCAATTGTACATCCTGAAATATTGTAGATATCTGTTAGCGATCTCTGTAGCTCTATCATCTGCAGCACTACCAACAGTGTGATTCATAGCGTAGATAGCCAGAGCAAGTGCATCAGAGTGGTCAGGTGAGTGTCCAATCTGTTTCTTGATCAAGTCTTTCGGTACTAGAGCCTGATTACCTTTACTGTTAATTGTCACTTGTTGTGCTAAGATTTCATCTCTGATATTGTCTTGACTGACGTAGAAACCAGCCTTGATAGCCTTAGCAAGTTCCATGTACATTTCTGTTCTAGCATTTGGATATGTTTCGAGGTAAGCTTTCTGTGCAAAGTTGATGCCAGCCATCTGAATGTTCTTGGCCTTTAATACATCTAGAACACCCAAAGAATATCCACCAGTAGCATCAGCAGCACCTGACTTGATATGATACTTGTTGTACAATTCTGTAATAGCAGCTGCCTTCGTAAATGTGTCAGCTTCAAGAAACTCTTTGATTTCGACAATACCAAATCTGTTGATGACTATCATGACATCCTTGTCAGCACCTAAGCCAGATGCATCATAGCCGATGAAGTACTCGTTGCTTTCACCTTGTAATGAATGTGCAAAGTCTGTTCTCATTACAATCTGAGATGCAACATCTGTATCAACAATTTCGCCTAATACTTGCTGTCTATATAGATTAGAGCCTTCAACATAACGTTCTTTCAAATCAGCCTTGAACTCGTCAGATATGAATGTGTTGTCTAAAGCTGTAGCATGAACAACCTTGTCAGGATATTTCTTGACAAGATTAGAGAACCAGTTCTGAACTTTAGTGGTAGAGTTAGGTGACGAAATCAATCTCGTCATTGTCTTATATTTGCCACCACGACAACGGTCACGCGAGAAATTGTACATTTCTTCACTAGCATAAGCAGCTTCATCAATAGCTAATAGACTTATTTCAGAAAGACCTAGAACTGCATTAGGATTCTCTGCAGAATATGCAAAGAGCACTGACCCATTGCTGAAATGAATTTCGTCATGACCTTTACGATAGTAGTTAATATTTGCCCAATCACAGAATGTTCTGATTTCTTGAATAAGAACTTTCTCTAATGCTCTATATGTCTGTGCAACAATAATGCCTCTAATGCCAGGCTTCTTACAACACTGCAATACGATCCAGATAGCCAATGCTGCAGATTTACCAGATGAAACACCACAACATGCTATAGCTAGATCGTCGTCGAATCTATCAAATATGAAATCTCTCTGCCATGCACAGAGTTCAGGTTTGTTATCTTCCCACAGTGTTACGTTCATTATTCTCTAACTACGAATTCTAGGTTGATACCATTCGAAGAAGCTTTAACTTCTGTCTTCTTGCTTTGTTCTGACCAGTGGTCTTTGTCGCGTCTTTCTAGCAACTTGAGCCACTTGTCAGCTTGTCTGAAGTTGGGCTCTGTGATGAGCATCTTGGTTAGCATATTACGCAACTTCAACATCTGACCTTCGTAATATTCATCGTCAATTTCGTCAACGATGATGCCAACTGGTGCTAAATGAAACACCAACTTCTGAAATTCTTCTTTGTTGTTAGTCGACA